AACGTTCCCGCTGTCGGCGTTACCCCGCCTGACGTGGGCAATCCAACGGGCAAGAAGGCCATCGGGGCGCCCAATCCCGCCACTCTCACCGTCCCTGCGGATGGTCGGCTGGCGGTGACGGTGGGCGGGGTAGCCACTGCTGCGTCGGGTACGGGTGCTTACAAGACCTTCCTCCCTGCCGGTACGGTTCTGTCGTTCACGGCGGCGGTGGGTAATACCCCGGCCATTCAGCAGTACTTCTGGGCCTTTGAGGTCTAAATGCTGAACCACCAACTCATCCTGACGGACTCGGAGGGTCGCCTGCGTGCTACGCTGGAGGCCCCCACTGACTTCAACGGTGGTACCCCCACCAAGGATGGGTTGCTCAGTATTCTGTACGAGGATGGCGTGACCTACGTCAACGGGCTCAGCTACGGGCCTGAGGGCAGGGTTACGGCCGAGCAGGCTATTAGCCCTGCTAGCGACAATCCCTTCATGAGCTCTAATGGTAGATTGAGGTCAGCCGTAGGGGGCACACCGTCCGTGTGGCTCTACGGGTTGCCTTTCGATGAGGATGGTAACATCTGTATCACACTGGACGATGCCCCGCCAGTAAACACCCGCGAGTTTAGCAGCGCCTTCAGTTCAGCCTTCAAATGAGGACTATATGCCCTACCGTACCATCATAGCCCTCCGCGAACAAGTCGGTGACACGCTGCCGGACAACACCACCGGAGACATCAGCGCGGCTGCAGTCAGGGACATGTTCAAGGATGTCATCGACACGTTCGCTCCTGGCTACGGCATCATGTCGATCGACTCTCTGACCCTTCCAGCCCTAGGCATTACCCCACAGGTGTTAACCTATGATACGCTCCTGGCTCAAACGGACACTTATACTGCTCTGCCTCCATCTGGTACGGTTACGCGACTGGCTCGTGGGCTTCCTTCGACGGTGAACAGGGTATCGTTCTACGCCGACGTGTCTGCCCCCACGGGCGATGAGGTCGTGTTCTCGCTATACCGCGACGGGGTGGACATCCCCGGCGGCGGTACGGTCAGCGGTCAAGGCTTAGGCAACGTGGTCCAGGTAGCGTTCAGCATCTCAACGAGTGCTGAGGACGACCTCGACCATACCTACGACATTCGCGCTCTCAAGGTCACTGGGGGCGCTGATAACGTTGACCTGGCTAACGTCAGGTTTATTCTCGAATACATCCCGACCATCGGGATTTAACCAGGAACAGAAATGTCCACCGATACCCTCGACTTTGTAATGAATTTTGAAGAGGCTCAGCAAGCTGACGCCGACAAGAAGCTGTTTGTCGTTTTCTACAGGGACGTACAGAAGAATGAACTCAAATCCATTGAAGCTGGACGGCCCATCTTCGACGAAATTGACCTCGTCAAGATCGTCACGCCAGGCTCTCGCGACAGCTTCGTCGGCATCGCTGACTACGAGTACCAGCAGCGCTTTCCCACCCACTGGGCTCGGTATAAACAGGGCAAGTCGCAGGAAATCAGCGGAACACCTCTCAACCAACTGCCCTGGCTGGGCATCGCTCAGATCGCGGAGTTCAACGCGGTAGGGTGCCACACGGTGGAGCAACTCGTCGGCATGGCCGACCAGGTCAGCCAGAAGTTCATGGGTCACCACGCCATCAAGCAGCGGGCGGCTCAGTACCTGAACCTGGCCAAGGAGAACGCTCCACTGATGAAGATGGAGTCGGAACTGAAGAAGCGGGACGATGAGATCGCCCAGCTTCAAGAGACAGTAGCTGCCCTGGTGGCCCGCGATAAGGCGAACCAGGCCGCGAAGGTCACACCAAAGGGGTAACCCATGGCTGAATACTGGGCCGCTGTAGATATTCTGAAACAAGTCGCCGGAGAACTTGGGTTGCCCCGGCCGTCCACGATTGTGGGCATCGATGACATACAGTCGGTCCAGTTACTGTCCCTGATGAACGCGGCGGGCAACGAGCTGGTGGTGTGGTACCCATGGGCCCAATTCTCCAAGGAGTGGGTCTGGAGTACCGTACCGGGCCAGGAGGATTACCCGCTACCTGACGATTGGTCCTACTTCCACGACCAGACGCAGTGGGACAGAACGAATCGCTGGCCCCTCCTGGGGCCGAAGTCGCCCCAGGAGTGGGCCTGGCTGAAGGGCTCCCTGGTGGCGGCGCTACCCCGTCAGCGCTTCCGCGTGGCGGATGGGAAGTTCAAGCTGTGGCCCGTGCCCGGCTCCCCCAATCAGAACATGGCCATGGAGTACGTGGTCAAGAACTGGGTCAGGACCAATACCTCCCAGGTCAAAGACATGGTGAACCAGGACTCGGACATTGTCCTGTTCAACCCCTGGCTGATGATCAAGTTGATCAAGCTGAAGTTCTACGAGCTCAAGGGCTTCCCCACTGGTGGCGTCCAGGGCGACTTCATGCGCGTGTTTACCTCGCTCACCGGCAAGGATACCGGGGCCAAGATTCTCTCCCTGAGCCCTCGCTACACCAGTGAGTACCTCGGCCCCTGGTCGGTTCCTGACGGGAATTGGGACGTCAAATGATACCCTTCATGCCCGTCGCTGCTGAGGCTGCTAACAAGCCAGCTAGCGTTGCCTCGCCCATAGGCGGGATCAATGCTAGGGATTCGCTTGTAGCCATGCCTGAGACCGACGCGGTGATAATGCAGAACTGGTGGCCCCAGCCCTACGGCTGTACCGTGCGTAAGGGTTTCCGTGAGTGGGCTACGGGCATGCCCTCCAGCGTGGACACCATAGCCCCTTGGGCGGATCGTACCGGGGTACAGAAGCTGTTCGCTTGGTCCGGCACCGCAGTATTTGATATCACCTCCCCCGGCCCCGCTGCTACTACCCCCCTTTTCGGGCTGACGAACGCGGTCTGGGACTTCACCAACCTCGTTAATGCTGCCGGTAGCCACCTCATAGCCCTGAACGGCATAGACGATGGTATCATCTACAATGGGACGGGCAATCGCATAATCTTTGGTGATGGTATAGTTCCGTTCACCTGGAAGGGCATCAGCCCCAAGAACGCGCTCTGCCCTTGCGTACATCAGCATAGGCTCTGGGTGGTGGAGAAGAACACATCTAATGGATGGTACCTGGGTCCCGATCTTATCCAGGGTACGTTCCTCAAGTACGATTTTGGTCCGTTGTTCAGTAGAGGCGGCTTTCTACAATTCCTCACCACGTGGACACTCGATGACGGCTCGGGAGCAACGGACCACCTCATAGCTTGCTCTTCCAGGGGCGAGGTGGTGGTGTACGAGGGTATCGACCCTGATGACGATCTCAACTGGAAGCTCACAGGCGTGTACTACATCGGGGCTCCAGTGTCGGGTCGGCGCGGCTTCTGTAAGGCGGGCGGGGACCAGTTCATCCTCACCCAGCAGGGTCTGATCTCGATGAGTGCTGTTCTGTCCTCCAGCAAGGTGGGGGACGAGGACAGGAAGGTCAAGACAGATAAGATTCAGTTCCTCTTGTCTGAGTTGGTATCCACCTACTCAGCAGCCTTTGGCTGGGACCTGAAGTACTATCCGAAGGACAACATGCTTATCCTGAACGTGCCTTCGGTCACGGCCAGCGGTAACATACAACTAGCGGCTAACCAGATCACCGAAGCCTGGACGGAGTTCACCGGCATGGATGCGTCCTGCTGGGGTTTCTTCGGCTCCACTCCGATGTTCGGGGACCATGCTGGCAAGGTATTCCAGGCCTGGGTGGGCAACTCAGATAACGTAGCCGTGGACGGTACGGGGGGCGTGGGCATCATAAGTCGGGTACAGCAGGCCTATTCCTACATGGGTGCCCGCGCCGTACAGAAGCAGGTGGGGATGTACAGGCCTGTGTTCGTAGTGACGGACCAGGCCTCGTTCCACTCCACCATACGGTACGACTTCAAGCCAGAGTTGCTTACCGTACCAGGTCCGCTTCCTGTCGGCAGTAGCTCGCTGTGGGGCTCGGGCATCTGGAACGAGTCCCTATGGGGCGGCGGGGATACGGTTCAGAAGCAGTGGGTGCAGGCTGATGGCATGGGCGTAGCCGCCTCGCTGCTCATGGTTATGAAGACTGAAGGGGAAGTCCTGTGGGTGTCCACGGACTACTCCATTACTGGTGGATGGGGTCTATTTTGATCATCACCGAAGGTCAACTCATTATGGCCAAATGGCTGGAAGCCAAGATTGGTTACGTGGGTACGCCTCATCTACGGTGTATAGGCAACTATCTGAACGACAAGTTAATGGGGGTGGTAGCGTTCGATCATTTCAACGGGTGTAGCATGATGATACACTCGGCGGGGGAGGGCAACTGGCTCACCAAGGAAATGCTCTATGCTGTATTCCACTATCCTTTTGAGGTGTGTAAAGTACGTATGCTTATTGGTCTGGTGCCTTCAGCAAATGATCAGGCTCTACGGTTCAATAGTCATATTGGTTTTAAGGTCGATTCAATTCTTGATGGTGCCCACCCCGATGGCGCGCTAGTCATAATGACTATGCAGCGCGGGGAGTGCCGCTACCTCCATAGGAGAAGCCATGGGCAAAAAGTCGAAGCCGCCACCAGCGCCTGATTACACTCCGCTGGCGGAGAAGACCGCTGCCTCTGCTAACGAGGCGGCTACAGCCACCACGATGCAAAACCGCCCTAACCAGGTGGACATCCATGGCAATACCTCTACCTGGACCACGGACGCGCAGGGTCGCCCGGTACAGACTCAGACCCTAGGGGCGGCTGCTCAGGGCCAACTCGACGCGGGCAACGCCCTAGTTACCGGGGCTCAGGGCCGGGCTACCGACGCCCTGGGCCAGCCCCTGACTACGGAAGGCCTGCGGGAGGTGGGGGACTACGATACGTCTCAGCTTCAGGGCGTGGACGCCGAGGGGCTGCGGGCGGGGGCCGGTCAGTTCAACATGGATCCGACTGGTAATTCCAAGTCAATTCAGGACGCTACCTATGGTCTTCTTTCGTCCCAGAGGGACCTTGCGAGGAACTCCGAAATACAGCGACTCAAGTCGCAAGGACTCACCGAAGACTCCCCTGCGTTCCAGAGGGCTATGCTACGTCAGGGACAAGCCGATACGGATGCGCAGCTCAAGTCGCTTCTAGCCGGCACCACGGAGTACGGCAATCAGTTCAACCGGGGCTTGGCCCAGAACCAGTCCAACTTCGGTCAGCGTACTGACGCCGAGAAGTTCGCCATGGGCCTCCGCGGTCAGCAGTTCGGGGAGCAAGGCGCTCAGATAGAGGCTGATGCGGCTGCTAGGAAGGCGGGCCTGGACGAGCGCATGGGATTGCGTAACCAGTCCATCGATGAACTGACGGCCCTCAGCAGCGTGCCCCAGGGCAATGGTCCGGCGTTCGGGCAGTTCGCCGGGGCCACCGACCAGCAGGGGGTGGACTACCTCGGCGCGGCCAAGGACAAGTACGGGGCTGAGGTGAACGCCACCAACGCTAAGAACGCAGGTAAGTCTAGCACGATGTCTGGCATTGCCTCTTTGGCCGGTACGGCCGCAATGGTGTTCCTATGAAAGTCCTACAATTCTCCGGCGGCATTGACTCCCTGGCGTGCCTGGAGTTGCTGAAGAATGAGCGCGGCCTTCACGTGGTCACGGTCAGCACTGACGGGTCCTACCCTGAGCGGGACGCCTACCTCAAGGTGGTGGCGGATAGGCACCCCCATATCCCGTTCATGACCACCATGAGCGACCGGGACCTGGACCAGTACGGCCACCCTGTTGACGTAGTGCCCATGCGCTACACCGGCCTGGGCAATATGATCGAAGGCACGCCGGTGAAGTACCAGAGCGCCTTCGAGTGCTGCGCTAGGGGCTTCTGGCACCCTATGTTCGATACGATGATCCGTATGGGAGCCACCGAGGTATTCCGTGGCCAGCGTCGGGACGACCTGCTCAAGTCCCCCATCAAGGATGGGCACGTAGAGGGTCCGATCACCTATCGGTTCCCAATCTACGACTGGACCAGGGGACAGGTCGCCCACTACGTCAAGGTCAATTGCCCCGATCTAGTCCCTGAGTACTACAGCAAGGAGCTGACCTCGCGGGACTGCTGGGACTGTACAGCTTACCTACGGGACAACGATGCCCGTATCCGTAACCTGCCCCATGAGCAGCGGGTCAAGGTGTCCGACATTCTAGCCGAATGGCGGCGTGACGTCAACTCAGAAACGAGGTGGTAGCATGTTTCCTCAGACTGGTAATATGGATATGGGGGACCCCCATGCTAACCCCATGGCCACACCCAATGCTATGGACCCCGCTTCGCAAGCGCGGGCTAAGATGATGTCGGGTGCTCTACGCCAGGGTGCTCAGCAGACTCCCCAGGGACAGATGGTGGGTGGCCTCTTCGTGCCCCCATCCTTTGCTGCTCAATTAGCCCCGGCCGCAAGCGCGGCTGGCTACGGTTACATGCAAGGTCAAGGGGGGTAACATGCCTCTATTTGATCCTCAAGCCGAGCTAGTTGCTGCCGTACCGCCGCCTGACTACGGCGTTACCAGCGCTAAGCGCCAACGTCAGCTAGCGGACGCCTTGCGTAAGAAGGCTGAAGTAGCGGGGCCGCAGGGTCAGATGGTGGGCGGCCACTATGTTGCCCCCTCGTGGGCTCAGCACCTGGGAACCATCGCCAGCGGCGCGGGCGCGGGTTACATGGAGGGTAAGGCTCAGGAAGCTGAGGACGCCTCCACCCAGCAGATCGCCACTGCTCGTAAGCAGGCTATGTCCAATCTGCCCCAGGCCACGGCGGCTGTAACGGGGCAGAAGATTGAGGGCCTGGGCGGTCGGGAGAAGGTCACTGACTACGAGGTCTCACCCGCTAAGCCTCTCCAGCGCGCTGACGTGTTCAAGAAGTACGCTGAGATGATGGAAGTGCCGGGCATGGAGAAGACCGCCACGGCCTACCTGAACAGCGCCCAGTCTGAAATCCAGCGTGAGGACCTCCAGGTAGAGGCTCAGCGGAAGCAGAGGGATGACATCGAGCGTCGGCGCGAGGAAGCTGAGCGCCATAGCAACGATTTGGCCCGGTCGGAGTGGCAGCGTTCCCAGGATAAGGCCCAGGAACTGGAGTACAGGCGGGAACGGGACAAGAAGGATGACCAGCTTCGTAGGGACCTGGCCGCGCAGAAGGCTGGCGAGAAGAAGCCTGAAGAGTCCAGTGCCCAGGCCAAAGAGCGTCAGCTAGTGGAGCAGAGCGTCAACTCCGCCATGCAGCGTGAGAACGCTCTGAAGGGTGCTGATAAGCTCGTGGAGAAGTCCACAGGTTCGCTCTACGGCAGAGGCCGGGATTACGTGGCTGGCTTGGCCGGGGCGTCCACCGAGGGGTCCAGGGCCATCGCTGACCTCAAATCTCTGGAAGGTCGCTTGCTGGCCAATACGCCCAAGTTCTCTGGCCCCACGTCCGACCGCGATGTGATCGTGTATCAGCAGGCCGTGGGTAGGCTAGCTGACCCCTCTACGCCTGTGGGTGACCGCCTGTCTGCCCTGAAGCAGGTGCGTGAAATGTCCCGCGACGACTACCACCAGTCCACCAGGATGGCGGGTAACTTTAACAAGCGTGCGGTGAGCCCGGACCATACGGTGGACGTGCCCGAGTTTAAGCTGGAGCCTCTGGAGACCGAGACTGGCCCGCGCGTAGCCAGCGGGAAAGTGAACGCGCTACCCCAGGCCGTGGCCACCCAAGCTCCTGCCGCTGCTGCCCCCGCCTCTGTAGGTAAGCCTGCTGCTGACGGGGCTACCCAGGTCATAGGGGGCACTAAGTACGTCAAGCGCGGCGGTCAGTGGTTCCAAGAATGAAACCCGTAACAGACCCTAACCTGCTAGCCGAGCTGGAGAGCCAGTCGGGTGGCCCAGCCGCGCCCAGGCCTGTTACTGACCCAGCCCTGCTGGAGCAATTGGAGGGCAAGCCTAAGATTGGGCTAGTCCAGGGCGGGGTGGGCGGACTAGAGCATGGCCTCCACAGGGCGTCGAGGGGCCTACTGAAGAGCGCCGAGTTCATGGCGGGTCAGCCTATCTCTAACCAGGTCAAGAAGCTCCACCAGTGGGCCGTGTCGAAGGGTATGCCTTCCATGGCCCCCACGGATGAGATGATGGCCAAGGAAGAGCAGTTCGTCAAGGACGCCCCCTGGACCGCTAACGTAGGCCAGGTCATAGGGGAAGCCGCGCCTGAGATGGCCACTGCCTTCCTCGGGGCACCAGCCGCAGAGAAGGTCGCCTCCACGGTGCTACCCAAGTTCGCCCAGAAGTTGGCCCCCGCCGTGGCGGACATAGGGCTCAATGCCGCTACCTCGGCCACCTTTGCCCCTGAAGAGAAGGGCAAGGCTGCGGCGTGGGCGGCGGGAGGTTCTGCTGCGGGCCGTGCTCTCCCCCACGCCGTTAACTACGCTCGCAAGGGGGCCACCGCAGCTGCTGACTTCGTAGTGCCCAGTAGGTCCGCTGCTGGTAGGATCACTAAGCATATGGGGGACCAGGCCGATGAGGTTACGGACCTGGCCAGGAAGGGCCTGGCGTCGGGCGACAGTATGCTGCCCCAGACCACAGCAGGTTTGACTGGTAACACTAAGGTAGCTGGCCTGGAGGCCGGTATCCCTGGCCGTGGGCTGGTAGACCTGAGCGAACTGCGCGGGAAGCAGGCTGCGGCTAAGGCTGGCGCCCTCACCAAGATAACGGAAGGTGGAGAGCATGTAGGTGCCCTCACCAAGGAGGCCGACGATCTGGCCAGTGAGGGCGTGGAGAGGCTTCGCAAGATGCCCCTGGGCAAGGAGAGGAAGGCAGGCGTGGTGGCTGGCCTGGAGTCCCTCAAGACCACCGATGAGGTCATCGGGAACACCCATGTACAGGGGGCCATTAACCGCGCTCAGAACGCCATAAATGACCCCAATTCCTCCACCCTCGTCCTCACTGAACTGCGGAGGAACCTGCCCAAGGGCAAGGAGTTTGACTCCGTCAGGAACGTCCTCATGGAGGCAGCTAACGAGCGCAGCAAGTTTATCGCCTCTGCCGCCGAGGAAGGGGCGGGGGCCATTAGGGATAAGGCGACGGCTGCTCAGGCCTCCAAGTCCCTGCGCGGGGAGTATCTGGACGAGGGGCGTAAGCTCAAGGACATTAATGAGCTGTCCCTCAACAAGTCTCTCACCGCCAAGGGCCTGGATAGCGACGTGGTGGAGCAGGGCGCTAAGCTCTCAGATGAGGTACGCAGGGCGGACCTCTACAAGCATACCGAGGGTGCCCCCACCGACATCAAGAAGAGCCTGATACAGGTGGCTACGGATAACCCACTAGGGGCCGCTGTGGGTACGTTCCTGTCCGGCGGCAAGATGGCCCCAGTGTATGGTGCCCTCAAGGTTAGGGATCACCTGACCCGTAAGGCAGTGGACGAGGCCGTGGCTGATCCGAAGACATGGGTCAAGATAATGGGTGCGAAGCAGGCTAGGGGCGCGACCCTTGAGGCCTGGGAGAAGGCTCTGTACAAGACGCTGAGGCCAGCCACGATGGCTGGTTCCCAGGCCGGTCAAGCAATTGGAGAACAAGATGCCCCGTGATCTATCAGGTAACTATACCCTGCCCGATGGCAACCCCGTACAGGGGGGCCAGGTCATTGACGTGGAGTGGGCCAATCCGACGATGGGGGATATAGCCCAGCAGCTTAACAACGTCTTCACCCGGGATGGCCTCCTGGGCCCACTGGCCCCCTGGAAACTCATCGACGGCGTAGCTGCTGCCCCCTCCATGACCTTCAACTCCGAGCTAGGCATGGGCCTGTTCCGCGAGTCTCAGAACGTCATGGGCATAGCCATCAATGGCGTGGTTATAGCTAGGTTCTCACCAACGGGCGTGGGGATAGCGGGGGACATAGGTAGGAACGGTACTGCTATTGCCGAAGTACCTACGGGCACCATCCTCGACTTCGCAGGACCCACGCCCCCATCTGGTTACCTGGTGTGTAATGGCCAGGCAGTGTCCCGTACCACCTACGCAGCCCTATTCGCGGCTATTGGGGGGTACTGGGGAACCGGTGACGGCTCTACTACGTTCAACTTGCCCGATTTGCGGCGTCGCAATACCATCCATGCCGGGGGCACAGCCGTAGCGGGGCCGGGTAGTGCGCTGGGTAGCCTCGGTGGTGCGGAGACTACCGCGCTGGGGGCGACCCATCTTCCCTCCCACCTTCACTCCATCAACGACCAGATACACGCGCACTTGGTGGGTGTCTCGGGAAACACCGGCACGGTTAGCAACGACCACAGTCACAACTTCGGCACCGATGCGCAGGGCTGGCACCAGCATCGCTACCAAACAGCGGTTGCTAGCCCCGTATGGCAGGGACACTCCGAGGCTTACGGCCTGTTTGGCGGCGGCACGATGGACGACACGGGCTTCATCTACAAAACGGAAGGGGACGGCTCACATACTCACTCTGGTACCACCGGCGGGATAAATCAAAACCATACGCATACCTGGGGAGGGACTTTCGCATCTGATAACCGCTATACAGGCATCAATACTACAAATGCCACCGGAAGTAACGCTGCCTTCGGCATTATGCCTCCGTCAGCTGTCGTTAACAAGATCATCAAGTTCTAATATGACCCTAAACTTTGACGACAAACAAATGGATTGCCTATTCAGGGCATTGTCCGCTCGTCCGTGGGGGGAGGTGGTCTCCCTCATGACGAGTATTTCTCAACAGATACAGCTACAGGAGCAACAAAATGCCAGATCAAGGAATGCCGATGGGCCTATCGGGCCTCCTACAGAGGGCGCAGCAGGGGGACCCGAGTGCCCTTGAAATGCTACAACAACTGGGCATAGGCCCGGATGGTCAGCCTGCGCCGCCGCCTGGCGGCCCACCTGGTATGCCTCCTGGAGGTGGTGGCCCTCCTGGTATGGGCGCTGGTCCTCCACCTGGGGGTATGGCGCCCCCCGGTGGGGGTGGAATGCCACCCCCAGGAGGTGGGGGTATGCCCCCGCCAGCAATGATGTCTCAAGCTCTACGTGGAGGTATGCAATGAAATACATTCTCGCCCTCTTGGCCTTGGTCTCGACCTTGGCCGTCGCTCAGCCGGCACCCCGGCCCAATCTGCCCGGCCCCGACAGGGACCGCTGGGACCAGCAATGGCGACCCCATCCGGGTCACGTTCGCTACCCCCGCAACTGTCGCGAGTGGCGCCGTGAGGTTCGCCATCACCCGCGCCTCCGTCTGCCGTACTATTGCCGGTATGACGAGCGCCGCGATGGCCCTCCCTTCGGTCCCCCCAGGCCGGAGCACCGTTAATGCCTAAGGCCCTTCACGACAAGCTGGCCAGGCAGGCCTCTAAGAAGGGCCTGAAGGGCGACAGGGCTGACGCATACGTGTACGGTACGATGCGTCAGACCGGGTGGGAGCCTGAACGGGAGAAGAAAAGCAAGTCCAAGCGGCTTTCCAAAGCGTTACGGGGGAAATAGCCCCCGTTACAGCAAAACCAAGCCCTAATGCAGGCCCGTGCAGCGATTATTTTCGGGGGGGTAAGGGGGTAGGTAGGGGTAAAATCGGGGCGGTCCTAGGAGTTTATATGTCAGAAGCATCAGCCGTACTAGACCACGCGGACGAGGTGATTCTCCCGATCATAGCACTTGCTTCGGGCTACAACGGTGCTGTCATTAGTATCACCGAGGACCTTCATCTGTATGTCCGCCCAGCTGGCAGCGATGCCAATGATGGGTACACCAATACGGATGCCCATGCCTTCTCTAGCGGCACCCGAGCCTATGAGGAAGCCAAGCGGTTCATCCCCAGCGATGGGGCCCAAATCATTATCCACCTGGGGACGGGCATGCTCGCCCCCATACAGGCTGTCGGGTACATACCTGGACCGCCAGTCGTCTTTAGGGGTAATGGCGCAGCCGCTACCTCAGTGGTTAAGGGGGTATTGGGTGCCCCCGTTGACGCATCCTTCTATGCTGACGCCGGGGCCAGTATCCTGGTGGAGAGCTTCAAGGTGGGAGGCGACGGCCAGAGTAACGGGATCATGTCCTCTCATGGGGCTACCGTCACCATCGGTACAGGCATGGACCTGGGCTCTGTAGCGGGCTCTCAGTTGCTGTCCGCCTCCGGGGGGTCCATCTACAACTACTCCCCCTACACCATCAGCGGCGGCGGGGCTAGCCACATGGGGGCCTGGGGAGCAGGGGCCTACATTGAGGGCGGTAGCACCGTTGTAACGATCCCCGCAGCCATCACCTTCACCTCGGCCTTCGTTGACGTAGGCATGGACGCTACGGTGTTCAACTCGGACACTGACTACGTGGGCCGGGAGAACGTCACCGGCATGCGGTTCATAGTGAAGGACTTCGGTTACATCAATACGGAGAACAGCGGCCTCAACTACTTCCCCGGCACCATCGCAGGGACCTGGTTGAATGGTGGGGCCTACGACCAGAGTGGCGGGGCGAATCCCGGCCCCCCTGGCCCTACGGGTCCCATGGGCCCCAAGTCCCTGTCCCTCCAGTTGCCCATCGCTGGTGACGAGGTGTCGATGTTCTACGCCAGAGCGGCGCTGACCATTACCCAGATCAATGCGGTGGTGAGGGGGACTACCCCAGGCGTGACGTGGCAGGTGCTGTACGCTGCCTCCCGCAACTCGGCGGGTACGCCAGTGATCACGGCCCCCACCAACACCACCTCTCTCGCTAACAATACGATCACCACGTTTAACAATCCCAACGTACCAGCTAATAACTGGGTATGGATGAAGGTTACGGCCACTTCTGGGATTGCGTTAGAACTCGGCCTGAGCCTTCAATTCTAGGAGCTATCATGACACTCAAGTACAGCACTACAGTCAACACCGGTCGGCTGAACGCCATCGAAACGGCCACCCCGGCCAGCCCCTCGCTGCGTATCTACAAAGGTACGGAGCCCGCCATCGGCGCAGTGGCCACCTCCAGCGATCTGCTGGCCAAGATCGTGCTGGGAGCAGACTGGCTGAGCGCCCCATCGGGCTCGGTCCCCAACCTGAAGGTGGACAAGGTGGGCACCTGGTCCGTCGCCGCCACTGGTGCGGGTACGGCCAGCTGGTTCCGTATCAGCGCCACGGGTGCCGACGAAACCGTGGTGGGTCACGTACAGGGCTCTTGCGGCCAAGGCTCGGGGGACATGTCCTTCGACAACAACGTCATTCAGGTCGGTCAGACCGTTACGGTTAACACCTTCTCGATCACTGCCGGTAATCAAGCCTGATAGGGCCATGTGGCTACAACCCTCTGGCTAATAGGGCAAGGCGGTGAACTGTACCCCGATCAGGGGGAACAGGCCACCAATCTGCCCAAGGCTACCAACAACGTTGCTTCCGGTAGCAGCGCTGAGGGTCGCCTTAGCCTGTTCCTTAACGGTAGTGCTAACAAAGAAGACAGGTCTGTCGACCTCACGGCCACTACCGCGCTACAGTCCACGTACTTTGGTAGGTTCACTAGTCGGAAACTAGCAGCCCAGACGATCCCTGCCCAGACGTGGACTGCTGCCTTCTTCATGGGGGAGGAAGCAAGCACTGCTAACCAGTACTTGTGGCCTGTAATATACGTCTGGAGGCCAGGGGTAGGCCGAGTTGGCTTTATATTTGACGCAGCAGCAGCAGCGGGCACGGAGCTTCCCACCACTCCTGCTATTGCGTCAAAGACGTTCTCTGGCTCGGCCCTTGCCGTACAGGCCGGTGACGTTCTTGTCCTTGAGGTATGGTATGCTGGCACGTCAGGTGGCGCGGCGGGGCAGACTCAGACGTTGCGGGTTACATCTAACCCCGACACTAAGCTCACCTCGCCCTACACCATACTGTTCGAGCCCAATCCTAAGATAGAGACACTGAAGGAGGACTTTGAGGCCCCCCTCGATACAGCTAAGTGGCTGACGGATACAGTAAGTGGTACTGTCACCTTCTCCGGGGGTACAGGCAACTTCAACTATACATCGACGGTAAACGGCACCCACGCAGGCTTAGAGTCCCAAGGTGAGTACGACTTCGCAGGTAGCTCGGCCTTCGTCAAGATAGCTGATGCCCCATGGTGGGGAGCCGGCAACCCCGCAGGTGGTGAATTCTCGTTCAGTATTGAATCCGCGAACACCAATCGGATTGACTGGACGATCTACTCGACTGGTAACCTCTCGCTCATCAAGTTCACCAATAACACTTGGGCGCAGATTGCGGAGATAGAGGCCAACTTCCGCCCGGTCAAAGACAACTATGCCTGGCTGCGGTTTCGGGAATCAGGTGGTACGATCTACTTTGAAGCGGCCCCCCTCACTGCTTCTAATCCACCCCTACCGGGTGAGTGGGTTGTTAAATACTCGGGTACAGTCGCCAGCCTACCGATAACGCTTGCCTCTGCTAAGGTTACTTTCAGGGTTTGGATAAGCAATGCTACGGCTGGGTACGCTAACCCGATGCCGAAGATTGATGCGCTAAATAACGCCACCACCTCCGGCCCCACTAGCATAGCCACCCTTACCGCTACTGAGGAAGCGGATACAGTAGCAGCCACCGTATCGGTTACAACTCCCCCTCGTACCGCCAACCTTGCCGTTACAGAGGCAGCAGATACGGTGGCTGGCGTAGTCAAGTCTACAGCTACCGCCAACCTCGACGTGACCGAGGCCAAGGATACGTCAGCTAGTGCGGTCAAGGTCGGAGCCCCTGCTAACCTCTCCGTCACCGAGGCCCCGGACACCCTGGCCTCGACCGTATCTGCCCCCTTCCCGTTGATTGAGACCTTCACGGAGAACTTTGAGGCCCCGCTAGACACTGCTAAGTGGGACCCAGTTGTAGTCAACGGAACGATTACATTTACAGACGGGGTTGGGGTCCAAACCCTAACCTCAGCAGCGGTAGCTAACCAAGCGTCCCTGATCTCAAAGGGGTTCTACAACTTCATCGGTAGCTCGCTGTTCTACAAGTTCGTCCAGCCGATACGTACAGCAGGCAATGTCGTAGGACTTGAGAATGGCTTTGGGGTTAGGACCCCCGCCAACGGTCGCACTATCCAGTGGTGGCTAGAGGCGGACGGTGTACTGAAGGCGGTAAAGCAGGACCAGTTCGTACAGACGGTGTTCGCTATAGTAGAGCCCAACTACTACGCGAACCCACTCCCCTACACCTGGCTGCGTATCCGGGAGTCAGGTGGGACGGTTTACTTTGACTCGGCCCCCGACACCGCCTCCAACCCACCCATAGAGGCTGACTGGGTCAACAGGGCTTCCGCCGCCACCGCCACCATAAACGGGCCGTGGACCCAAGCTCAGGTTAACTCCTACATATACATGCAGGGGGCAGCTGCCGGGGTCCCGATCCAGCCGCTGAAGATTGACGGTATTAACACTGCTGCTAATGGCCCCACCATTAGCACAGGTGACCTGTCTGTAACTGAGGCCAAGGATGTCGTAGCGGCTACTGCTACCGCAGGGTGGCCTGGGCTTAACGCTACGCTGTCTGTAACGGAGGCCAATGACACCGTAGCCAGCACCGCTTTGATAGGCCGGGATGCTACCCTGGCCGTGACCGAGGCAGCGGATACCATCTCAGCCACCGTCAAGTCCACGGCTGGTGCTACCGCTACCCTAACAGAGGCCCCGGACAGCATTGCCTCCACGGCCACGGTGAGCAGGGCTGCTAGCGCCTCGATGACGGAGGCCAACGATACCGTAGCATCTACAGCGGTGACCGTAATTGGGGCTTCCCTGTCCGTGACGGAGGCCAATGATAGTGTTGCCTCTACGGGCACGGTGGCGTGGCCAGCGATAACCGCCAACCTGAACGTGACCGAGGCGGCGGATACAGCGGCAGCTACGGTCAGCGTGGTTACCCCCACCATACTGTACTTCTCCGACGTTGTACCATCCCAAGCGCCTACTACGGGGGACAAGTCCACCTATATGCCTGGGACAGGATTGTTCAGGGATGGGTGGACCCCGGAGGCTACGTGGACCACCACGGTCCCCCCAGGGCCGGAAACTATACATAGTATCAATGTCGGACCCGGCTATGACGGCGGTATCTCTGGGTTCTTTGGTAGGTTCTCCAGCAATCCCCTAATAGCTCAGACTATACCTGCTCAGAACTGGACCTATGGGCCAAAGGTAGGGGGCAACTCTAACGTACAGCCCAGACACGTACCCGTAATGTACGTGTGGAGACCGTCGAACAATACAGTAGTTGGCTATATCTTTGACGCCAATTACATCCCCAATAATGGGGTACCATGGCCAACAAGTGGGGGCGTACAACAGCAGTTCCAGGACTTCGCCGGGGCCAGCGTAACCGCCCAAGCCGGGGACATACTAGTTATTGAGACCTGGAGCTATGGCGTAGACACCATAGGCAACGGGTCGGGGGCTCAGTGGTATAGCAACTCTGCCGTATCATATATTCGTTCCCCGTACCCCATTCTGTTCTCTGGGGCGGTACTCAAGGCTGACCTTGGTAAGACAGAGGCTGACGACACGCTGGTCTCTACCGTTAGCACTACCATAACTGCTAATGCGGCCATCACCGAGGCCCCGGATAGCCTGGCGACTGACGTAGATGTCGTAGCCAAGGCCAACGCGGGCATTACGGAGGCAGGGGATACCTTGTCGGCCACGGTTAAGGGCATAGCTGGCGCCGCCCTATCCGCAACGGAGGCAGGGGATAGCATCGCCGCGACGGCGCGGGGTATAGCCGGGGCCACCCTAGTCGTAACGGAAGCTGGAGATACCCTTTCCAGTGCTGGGGTAGTAGTCCCAATTATTACCGCTACCCTCTCCGTCACAGAGGCCCCAGATACCGTAGCAGCTACAGCTGCGCTAGCAAACCCAATTAGGGTTGCGGACCTCTCCGTTACAGAGGCCAAGGACACCCTAGGCTCCACGGCTACGGTGGCATGGCCCCCCTCAGCCGGCAGTCTCTCAGTCACAGAGGCTAAGGATACATTGTCGTCCACGGCTAAGGTATCCGCATTCGGGGAGGTAATTGCTAACCTGGCTGTAACGGAGGCCCCCGATACAGCGCTTGGCTACACGGTCAAGCCCAGGAAACGGGCCATACTGATCACCTAAGGAGGTGTATATGAAGTACTTTGTACTTGCGCTTATGGTTCTCTTGGCCGGTTGCGCGGCGCGTCTTAACTTGCCTGGTCCGAACGACGTGGAGATCAGCATCCCAGCCGTGACGATAGAAACCCGCCCTGAATATCAGGGTCGGGTCCATCTGCGTCGGCATTGGGTTGAGAGGGGCACCCGCTACTGTGAATACAGTAATGGGGTTGTCCATCAGCGGCGTTACCGCTACGACTGCCCCTACACCTACTAGCAGCGTGTAGTAGGTTTGGGCCGATGCTTCGGCTTCACCTTCGGCTTCAGTGGAACTGAGGCCGGGGGTGGGTTCTGGCACACCGGCATCATGATCGGTGGAGCCTGGACCGGGGCCGCGTAGGCCACCGGCGGTGGAGCAGGCACATGGGGCTTCACATGGGCATGAAGCTCCGCGTTACACTTGCTGAAAGAACCTGCGGACTTATGCCCGCCGTTCCACGAGTAGCAGGTGGGCTCATCCTGGAAGCCACCGCCCGCGTAGGAGCAGGTGGCGACCAGGAGGCCCGCAAGGGCCAGGTATTTCATTTGGTGTTCCAGGTTACGGCCTTGACTGCCCACATCTGGGAAGTCTGGGCCTCGGTGATGGCGATGGAGAGCATGCGCTTTTCATCCGGGTCGGTGCTTTCAGTACGCAGGTCGTTGAGGTTGTCGATGACATCCGCAAACTGCCCCTTGATAGCGTTGACCGTAAGATTGCCCCCAGGATTGAAGGTAAGGCCCACTGCCCTACCTCCGAACGTCAGGTCATCTTTGGTCATTTGGGTGCCTTCACTTCCTTGGAGATGATCGCGTCGTTCATGGCGCCGAGGCCACGAACTGCGTCCATCATCAGGATCATGAGCTCACCCTTCTCTTGAGGATGGGCCGCCCCGTCAAGGGATTGCATGGCCATGCCGATGACTCGGACGTTTTCACGGACGACGCAGGAGGGCTCGACACTGGCCCCATTGAGTCCCAGACCCCATCCTGGACCAGCGAGTCCCAGTCCACCGCTGACGCCCGTACAGGGGCCGCTTGCGGGACCGGACATTGCGATACCCGGTACGTTCTTGAGGGTCTGCTTCCCTGAGTAGTGAACGTTGGTATTGTTCGTGGTAGTGCCCGACTGGACATTCTCGACCCTCCCGGTGTAATGCTCGTTGACCGTTTGCGTTGATGTAGCGTTGACCGTTTGGGAGGTGGGGCCAGACTGGTCAATGACGACCACGTTGCCCGCTGCTACCGATCCCGATTGAGACTCGGCCCGCGCCGCCGACTGAGCCTGTGACTGAGCGGTGGCTTCCGCTTCCTGCGCCTGAGCGCCGAAGGCGGCGAACAGGGCTAGGACGATGATGGTATGTTTCATGAGTTCCTCTGTGATGAAAAAGAAAAGCCCCGCCAGGCTGGTAGCTCGGCGGGGCTAGGTGCCTTCAGGCCCCCGGATTAGGGGTTGACGAAGACGAAGCCCTTCAGGAGGCCGAAGCTGCCCGAAGCCGAGCTGTTCGAGGCGCCCAGGCTGGAGCCATTCTGACCGGCCAGGCCGAAGCTGAAGCCGTTCTGGTTGGCCGAGGCGGTGTCCTCGTGGAGCGAAGTGGTCTGACCACCGGTCGAGTTGACCAGGGTCGTGTTCTCCGCGCCGCCAGCGCTGGAAGCGTCTTGATGACCTGCCGACACCCCGAACAGGAGGGAGCCTTGGTTGCCGCCGGCAATGGCGCCACCGCTGGTTGCCGAGGTCCCGGTAGCACCGGCAACGCCGGCACCGATGTCCAGAGCGAAGGCGGAAGTTGCGGCGAGCATAGCCAGGGCAATGAGAGTCTTCTTCATGATCAATTTCCTCTTACACGTGTATCCCAGGAACCGCTGGGCCGGTGTTTCGATCCTTCTCAGGGGATCAAATCTTGATTGCGATGGCGAAGAGCGCCACCGTAACGCAGAGAACGATGAACCCCCCCATGAGGGGGCGGGCTTGCCGCTCAGGGCGGCAGCCCGAGTATGCGTAGTTAACGCCCTTGGATACCCGGCTGAACCGGGCGACCGTCGAATTATGCCCTGCGGGCAACGATACTCTCATCTGATCTCCTACTATTTACTTCCCGTTTCCGGGGCCTAGGCTCTATTATAGGGACTTTATCGGTGCTCGTAGGGTTTATTCTCTGTAGAGTAGCTTTCCGGCCCTAGGGTAGCTACTGGGGGAACCACCTTGCGGACGATGGAGTCAATCCGGTTCAGTTGGTCCACGGTCAGCTCAGTGTAGGCCAGCCACATACACGCGTAGTCGATGACCTTGATCAGGTCCTCCTGAAGCTGGCCCTTATGCTCGGCCCGCTCTGCGTACTTGGTGATGTTTCCCGCGTACCAGTTCAGCTTCAGCCGGATCGCCCGCCGGTGGTGCTCTTCCCCCGGCACCGTTTTGTAGTGTGCGCCTTGTATTTCAGCCATGGTATTCCTTGAAGAGTTGTACGGCCTTGTCGTTCGGATGTCCTATACGGTTGAGGGCGTCCCGTGCTGTAGCAACCACCTTCTGCATGGTCTGGTTACCCAGCCATGTCTCGCGGCGGGCGAACAGGAAACACTCGAACATATCTGCCCACTTCAGGATATGCTGCTCTTCCGAGTTGAGGCCCTGACACAGGCCATACTCGAAGTTGAACGCTTCCTCCGCGTCCTCAGAGGCAGACTTGAGGTTGTAGTTGTCCCGCTTCGCGGTGTAGGGGATGTCCCCTGTTCGGCCCTCGGCCAGGTCGTGGGTCAGGGCCGCCATTAGCAGCTGATACCCCTGGGGGTATATCTCGTTGACGATCATAGCTACACCCCACTGGTGGTCGGCCAGGGTCTGGGTCTGGAGCGTGATCTGGGTGTGATACCGCTTCACCTGCCCAGCGTCGTATTTAATCCTGAAGTTCATATGCGTCTTCCCATTTGCGGCGTTCCAGCCATTGCTTACAAGCTGTCCGTACTTCCAGGTCAGCGATGTCGTTACAGGCCTCCAGGGCCTGAATGCGCCGCTTGTTCTTGTAGAACCTGTACGCCGTCAGCATAGGCCTGAGGACGAGCAGGATGTAGGGGTTGGTATAGTCCCCCCAGTCTGGGGTGCCCATCCATTGGACTATCTCTTCCAGGTCCGACTGCGAGTTACCGAAGCGCACGATGGATACGTGGGTGGCTGACATTTCCTCGCTGTAGTAGGGAGGTTCCTCAATCTCTTCCATGAGATCAAAGTGTCGCTCGTAGATGTGGAAGTTGTTACTGAACTGGGTGTAGTGGCCTACATCGACCCCGAGGGAGTCAGCGATAAACTCCTGGAGCATCGACATGTGAACCACGTTGGCCCCGTAGGCCCCCCAGATCATGTCGTTACTACGGTTGGTCACCGTCATGTTCAGGAAGCCGTTAACCAGCTCGAAGTACACCGCCGTATTACAGGGGATGTCCTTGCTCGGCGGATGGGAGACCAGGGGCTGGTCTGTCTCCGGGTCGAACATCTGTATCACGGCCCTACGGGAGTTGGGGTCATGCCTGAGGTGATTAATGACCCAGACCAGCTGGTCTCGGCCAAAGTGTTTCCTCCAGCGATGGCCGTATGCCCCCCGGAGGGTAACGCCATCGTCTGAGAACTGGACGATGTTCGTATTGAACGCCATAATCCAGCCCACGTCGTCGCGCCCCGCTAGCATCCACACCCCTTCAAAGATGTGGAAGAAGGGATTGGCGTCCCGCTTAGGGTCAAGCAGCATACGCTCCTTGGGACACCGGTAGGTCGTTGCCACCGGCCCGAGGATACGCCTGACCCTGCCATTTCTTGAGTTCTGTTCGACCCCGATGACCCGCATGCGCCAGAGCGCCTCCGGGTACACGTGGTTGACGTTACGACCCGCTATGTCTATCATTGAATACCTTTAAGTGTTCGTTGAGTTCCGCCTTCACTTTGCGTGCTGTCCCCCCGCGCCACTGGTGAAGAGCATTCAGTGCGCGGGCTACCACCATGTCCCCCCATTCTAGGCCATATCTGTCCTCGCATGTACGCATGGTCAGCATAGCCTCGACGTAGGGCATCGATTGGATACGGTAAAAGGCCGAGCTGGGGGACTCTTTCCAGTCCACCAGTATCTCGGCCGCAAGTTGGTTTAGGGGTTTCATTGTCCTTCCTAGGTAAACCCTATTATAACCTAGTCAGGGCGGTAATTAGATGCCATCCAACCCCTCCAGTGGACGACTCCTGAGGGCAGGAGAGGGTGGAATGTACCTATGGGAGGTCGGGGGTTATTCTGCCTGTCCCACTCCAGGTTCTCTACTACAACCTTGTCCTCGGCGGCGGTCTCCATGTACGCCTCTATGGCAGCGTGGGCTAGTCGCAGGTTCTCTGTAGTGGCGAAGAACTCCAATGTCTGGGTGGTCTCGTGCTTCAGGCTCGACTTCACGTACATGCCAGGGTAGTTCTCGAACATGTCGTAGGGGTAGGAGCAGAGCCACTTGGCCCCATAGTCTGGGAAGTAGCCCCCGGAGTGCTCCATCCACAGCCTGTAGTACTCCAGGTAAGCACCCTGCTTCTCGGTGGGGGCGTTGAAGGCCACCTCCTGGAGGCTACTGGCGGTGGTGTAGGTGATTCGCGCTGTAGCGGTATCGACCCAAGAATTGAGGCCCCTATGGATGGGGGCTATATGGTTCAGGTCCATATAGGTCATCATAAAGACCTCCTTGGAGCAATCCATCTTAGCGATGATCTTGCGTATGTGCTTCATACCTGGTACTTGTTCTTGAGCCGTTCGTCGAAGTGCTTGGCCCGAACGTACTTGCTCAGTTCGCAGAGGCAGTTCTGGGTGTTCTGGGCGCAGAGGGCCAGGCCTACGTTCTTCAGGATGTGCTCCCTGATCACGTTGACCTCCGCGATGAAGTTGGGGACCGGTATGGTCATCGTGCGGGGTCGCTCGTGGATGAAGTTGAGACCCATCTGCGAGCCGGGGCCAGGAGCACACCACGAGTACCAGTCACTGGCCTGGGAGAGGTGGTCCGTATGCTTCAGGTCGGCTATGACCTGGGCCACGAGGAAGGTTCCCATACCGGGCGTAGCCAGGGTCCCCGCCGCGAAGCTGAGCATGGCTGGCCTGGCCCCAATGAACCTACGGCACATGTACGCAGCCCCGTCCAGGACGCGGGCGATGATCACCTGCTTGGTCTCCCCGCCAGCGGAGTAGCCGCCCGTCACCATGTAGGCCCCGGTCCAGGACTTGAGCCCCTTCTCCTTGCGCTTGTCGAAGGTCTCAATGAAGTGCTGGCGGTAGTCCGGTGTCCACCCCTTATGCGGGTAGCCCAGTTCCTCCAGAGTCTCCGGCCAGTTGACCAGGCGGGCTATACACATGGCGATGGGCAGATTCTCGTCCGACAGGCCGTGGGGCATGTAGTTGTTATGGATCCACCGCGTGACCTTGTCATGCTCGCGGCGGACGTTACACCACCTGTTCCCCGCCATGATTGGGTCCTCAGACCACGGCGGGTCCCACTGATCGTTCTCCTTGCGCCGCCGTATGGCCTCGCGCTCGTTGATCCAGTAGTATAGATCGTTGAGGTACTTCACTTGGGTTCCTTGAAGTTCCTCACGAACATCCAGCAGATGCCGATGATGGTTGCGCAAGGCAAGCCAATCACGAGGCCCAAGGCGATAAGGATTTCAGTGTTGCTCATAGCTCATACTCCCATTTCAATGCGTCTTCCAAGGAAGTCGCGGTTACACGCCCGTCATCGGGGAAAACTTTGACGTAGTAAGTGAAGTTGTTCTTCTTGCGGTAGCGGACGAACCAGCCCGCGGCAATGAGCTCGTCCAGCATGGCCTGCTCGTATTGGAGCTTGGCCCCCCGGATATGGTTGTAGCCCATAGAGGACATGGGGGTGACGTTCACAGTAGCTCCAGGAGTTGGGGGGCCATAGGTTTGTCGTGCTTCAGGACTACCACGGTATGCGTACCGCCCTCCAGCTTCCGGCGAAGGGCATCGATGGTAGAGTGCTTGTCCTTGGTAAGCTCGGGGTTGAACTTATTGTTCTTGCCGCTGACCGCCCTGCGGGCTACCACCCGGTCCAGGCAGATGTCGATAGGGGTGTCGAGGAAGGCATAGATGTAGTCCTTCCCATACTGTACAGAGTGGGCCCCCATCCGCCCGTAGTAGGTGGACTGGAGCAACCCCTCGAATACGACATGGCCCAAGACGGCATACTTGTCGATGAGCTTCATGACCGTGTCGGCGCTATCTAGCACGTCCACCCCTCCGCACTTGTTCTCGTAAGAGCCCAGCGTGAAGATGTCGTTGTCGAGGCGGTAAGCCTCAATCTTGCCGTTCATCCCAATGATGGGCATCGGCTTACTGAACATGAGCTCCCGGACAGCGGTGGTCTTACCCGAGCCCGAGCAGCCGTGTATCTTGATTATCTTACTCACCTTACCTCCATTAAGTAGTAACAGGAACCCAACCCCATACGGCTGTCGATCAGCTTGAAGCCGTATACATGCTTCATATAGTCCGCGAACACGGCTCTGTAGTTGAGCTTGTTTACCGGCTGGCCGCACATGTCCCGGTACAGCTTGAGCTGGTTCGGTAGGTGGCACCAGTAGGCCCCATACTCCTGCATGAGTATGTACTTCGCGTGCGAGTCGGCTATCTGCGATAGCAGCCGTAGCCAGGTCTGTTCCTTGGCCATGGCGTTGAGGGTGCCCTTATGGGGGTCTATCACCGCCAGGTCTTCAAAGAATGTCGTGTCGAAGGCGTTGTCCCAGATGACCTCGGCCCAGGGTGCGTTCTTGCGGAACTCCTGTACGCAGTCGTGGTCCAACTCGATAGCGGTCCACGAGACAGGCTCTAGGATCGGCTGCAGGGCGTTGGCTAGGGTCCCGACGCCCCCGAATAGGTCGGTCACTGCGAGGCCCTTAGGCAGCGCCGTAGCAAGCTCGCAAAAGATGTCCACGTACTTGGCTACGGGTTTATCCGCGTAGTTGAAGGGATGGCCGTAGCCGTACTCACTCATATTTGATGTCCTTGGCGAAATCAGGATCGGTCCAGCCGGACTCGGGGACAGCGTCTGGCATCCCTTCGTACAGCTCGAGCATTGAGGCAATATAGGGTTTGAAGCCGAACCTGCGTTCGTACTCCGTACAGAGGTCCACTGCGTAGTAGTACAGCCACCCATAGTGCTCGTGGGAGTCCATGGCCCACTTGACCCAGGGGTGGTTAAGGTCCACCGGGGCAAAGGTTGCCTTCCCTCCGATGGAGCAGCAAGTGGCGGTGTCCCATTTGAACACCTTGGGTTGGAGAAGATGCCACACCGCGGATAGATGTACAGCGGCTCGGATCGGGCCGTTGATGATCCAGTCGTCGGATAGACCCTCAACCAGTTCCTGGGTTTTCTCCCCAGGGTAGAGAAGGTCGAGGCTCATTACCAGAGCACCACGCGATCAGCCCGCGCAATCGCGTCTTCCCGGTTCATATGAACACCGGGCAGGGTCCAGCGGGAGCTATCCAGGTCATCCCGAAGCTCCAGCCAGTACATACCGATCAGGGTATTAAAGTACACCTTCACAGTAATCGGACGCTGGAACCGTTCCCCGACTTTACGAGCATGAACGACCTCATCGTGTTCTTCAATCTTAGCGGTAGCCATCTATCTCTCCTAGTAGTGAAGCCTCTATTATAGGCGACTATTCCCTGGGGACTATACGTTTTATTGCGTTGTTCAGGAGATTTTGCGTGCGGTCTTTCCCAGCTAGGGCAGCCACTACATCCTCGTCCTTCGTGTTCTCGGCTACGAGGTGGTGTACTGAGACTACGGGTGACGTCTGCCCCTGGCGCCAGATACGGGCGATGGCTTGCTGGTACAACTCTAGGTCCCAGGTTATACCAAACCAGCATATGTCCTTACACGCCTCTTGTAGGTTCAGGCCGTGGCCCATGGACCGGGGATGCCCTATCAGGAGTGGTATCCGCCCGGCATTGAACTCGTTGATAACATAGGCTACGTTCTTGACCTGGCCGATGTTCACTGCCCCAGGGAACTCCTTCATGATCCGCTCACCGTCATCGATGAACTCGTAACAGACCAGGAGGGGCCTGCCTTGCATTTCCTCAATAAGCTCCCGCAGGGCTTCAACCTTCTCATCGTGGAGCCGATGGGCAGTATGGAACTCGTCGTACAGGAAACCGTTGGCCACCTGGCGTAGCTTCGTCCCCAGGGCGGCGGTATTGAATACCGCCACGGTCTGCTCGCTCAGCTCTAGCAAGAATGTACGCTCTAGCTCCTTGTACTGGGCATAGGCCTGGGGAGGCAGCTTGATCGGGATGTAGTTGTTAATGAGCTCCGGCATGTCGAGGTGGTCCTTGGCCATGAGGCGCAAGAGCTTCCCCGACACCTTATCGTAGATGTCCGTAGCCGAGTTAGGGGCCATGAGCCAGGTAAACCCATCGTGGGACTGGTACATATACCGCTGGCGGAAGTGCGTAATGTACTTGCCGAGGGCGACCCCCATGTCGCATACGTACATCTGGCCGAATAGGTCCGCCAGCCCGTTAGGTGCCGGCGTACCCGTCAGGATGACCCGGCGCTTGAAGCGGTGGAGTTCCTTCTTCAGGGCCTTAAACCTCTGAGTCTGGCTATCCTTGAACTTCGTACTCTCATCGATGACGAGCATGTCGAGGTCCACCCACTTCCAGGGGTCCAACTCCAGTAGCCGGGTCAGGGACTCCGGGTTGATCACGTATACATCGTAGCCCCTACGGAGCATGTCCACTCTGGTCTCCCGGTCCATCTCAGTAAGGTCGCAGATCGTGAGGTGGTTGAAGTCCTCCCACTTCTGCGCCTCGACCGGCCAGACCGTCTTTGCCACCCGGAGGGGGGCCACTACCAGCGCGTGGTGGATGTAGTTGTCCTCCTTCAGGAAGGTAATCGCCGCCAGGGTGGCCGATGTCTTTCCCAGGCCGGGATCGAGCAGAAGCCCGCTATGGGGCTTCTCCATGAGCCACTTGAGGGCTACCTCCTGGTAGGGCCTAGGATTCCAGGGGACCGCGTTCATATTGACTCCAGTCTTGCTTCGGGGGTAGGTACTGGAGCAGGTCCGGGTACTGGGCCAGCTGCCGGTATTTAGAGTCAACGTCGTCACCAATGGTATGCGTCTTGGTGATGAAGTACCCCTTCATCATACAGAGAATGGTCTCTGCCTCGGGGTAGGAGCATGGGCGGTCGCCGCCCGGAGGGGCAGGGAACTTCCTCACGTAGTCAGTGACTATCTCCATGGCGTCATGGAAGTGTAGCTCTGGCCAGATGATCTTGGCGCATTTGCGCGGGTCGTCGGGGCAGTGCTTTACCGCCTCGGATAGGGTAATGTGGATGGGTCGGCCCCAGACACGATCCTGGAGGTCCATGACCTTCCATACGAAGTATGGGCCGAAGCCGCACCCTTGGAACTTGTGCTTGAACTTATCCACCAGAGCGGTGTAGTTGAATGCGTACATTTGCTCCCAGATGTCCATCGGAGTACCGCGCTCACGTAGATTACGCAGGAATACCAGGCCCTTATCACCCCTGCTATGCCGACGCTCGGTGCCCCTCTGGAAGATGGGGTAATTCGCTATCGTGTAGTCCCAGAAGGTTCTCTGAGTCGAGCACCGCGCCGCCTTCACTGCCTCGCCTAGGTCATAGAAGCAGAGGTAGTGGATGGCGAACTTGGTCGCCCAGTCGTCGCCGTTCGCCTTACGTGCGTTGTACAGGAAGACGTAGGACGGATCAAGGTCGTTAGTCTCGATGGTTATCTTGGCGAAGTCGCGCCAGTTGGTTACTCTCATTGTCTATCAGCCCTTTCCATAGGTCTAATGCTCTCTTGCCTTCGTTGATGTCGTCAACTACCCATACGCTAAACCCGCAATGGTTCAGCTGCTTATGGACGTAGCTTTGTAGGGGCTCAGGCTTCTCACCGGGTCTCTTGTACTCAATGAATACCATCCGACCCTTGTAGCCGTAACCGTAGTCTGGCCACCCCTTCCTCCCTACTACGTTAATTCTAACCGGAATCATCCCGATGGAAGATGCGTACAGAGTAACTTTCTCCTGTATCTCAGACTCCTGCTTCACACGGGCCACCCTTCTTCTTGGAGTAGTCACACCACCGGCAAGCACCGCCGGGGTTGGGGCGGTAGTCCTTGTCCTCAAATATCTTAATGGCCCGCTTTGTCCAATGCTCCATTCTGGAGTCGGCTACACCGCCCCGGAGGATGGCCCCCTCATTGCCCACGTAGCCAGCGTCGAGGTACAGGGCGCCATATTCGGCCCGCTTGACCTCTGGGTAGTAGCACAGGCCCATGAGGGCGTAGAGTTCCAACTGCTCCCGATGCTCCGGGTACTCCCGGCCTGACTTGTGATCAATGACATGAAGGACGTTCCCCTCCACATAGTGTACATCGATGATTGCCTTGATCCAGGGGAGGAACACATCCGGCTTCCACTCCTTGTCTAGCAGCCATGTCTCTTCTGCCTTGGCGCCCTTCTGCCTCAGGTCCTCCAGGCGCAGGGCTACCTTCTTCAGCTCGTAGGGGACGACTGTGATCTCACCCTTGACGTAGCCCTCGCAGTCAGCGTGTAGCCGCGTCCCCCTCGCCATGGCTGGGGATGGCTCGCTCGGCCTCCCGTCCAGGTACGAGTACTTCCACTTTGCTGGGCAACTCTCGTAGGTGCTCAGGCTTGAATAGGACCACCGTGTTGGCAGGGGCATTATACTTCTCCAGGTTATACCAGTTGGGGCCGTGCTCGACCTCGGCTATGAAAGGAACGTCGAAGCCAGGGAGCTTCTCCATGGCGTACTTGAGCTTGGCGATATTCTCATCGCGGTCTTTTAGGGGGCTCGACACGTCGTTTTCGTCGTGTACCGTCAGTAGGAACCTACCAGAAGGCGATAGTTTATGGTATTCAATGATAGACTGTTTTGTCTGGTCCGCAGCCGATCCTTGGATGAGGTGGTTGGGTAACTTATATGAGAAGTCCCAGTTGGTCCCCTCCGGGCGGTCGACAGGTATCCATCGGCCACCCCAAGTCGTCACCCCCTGACGGGATGAGGCATCATCAATAAAAGCCTTCAAACCTGGTATAGTTCTGAGGTAGACATCGCGTAAACGCTTCGCTACACCGTAATCTACACCCAACTGGCCCGCGAGGTTATCTACACCCGCCCCATAAATCAGGGAAAACCCCGTTATCTTGATCTTCTTGCGGGGGAACTCCAGCCCGGCCTCGACCTTAATTAGGTCCCTGGCTATCTCGTGGAAGTCGGCGGTGGGATTCTCGCGGTAGATTTGAGCTGCCCGGCCCTCTGCGAAGTGGGCCAGGAGCCTCATTTCCTGGCCGTTGTAGTCGGCGCAGATAATCTCTTCACCCAGGTCAGGGAGGATGTACCTCCGCATGAATACCATCGGCGGATAGCCGGGTATGTTAATGTTCTCAAACTCCGTAGGGACGTTCATGAGGTTAGGCTCGGAGCAGGATAGCCGCCCCGTGCGTGTCCCATACTCGTCCCCTCTGACCTGGTTCCACGATGGATGAAGGTGCCCATCGTGGGCGCTCATCGCGTACCAGGGATTCATGAAGGTCGTAAGCAGCGTCTTCAGTGCGCCCCTATACCGTAGCGCGGCGAGCAGCTGCGGGTCGCTGATAGCGCCTTCTAGCGATGCCCTAGCGGTTGAATAGCGTCCGGTCGGAGTCTTCTTCAACCGATCCATGTCTATGACCGGTGAGCCATAGAGGGACTTAATGAGTTCGGTGGGGGAGTCTACATTGAACCGCTTCCCAATCCGCCACTGGATGTACTCCGTGATCTGGTTGAAGTACACCGTGTAGAGTTGGATGTCAATCCAGAGCTTCGGGCGGTCGATCCGCACGCCACGCTTCTCCATGTCCATGAGGATAGGGGCCAGCTGTATCTCCCGCTGGTATGCGTTCTCCCAGCCCCTCTCCTTCATCTCAGGACGGAGGTACTCATGGAGGGATCGTGTACGGAATACGTCACCGATGGCGTAGGGCTCGATCAGCGAGGCGGGGCACTTGCTAATGAAGGCCCCAGCCTTAGAGCGTGCCTTGGTCCACCCCTGGGCCACCACAAAGTCAGCCACGGCGTCCTGTTCGTCTGGCGGGATGCTCAAGAGCTTCTCAGCTGAGGGTTTCAGTGAGACAGACTTGGCGAGGGGATTATGTAGATAAATCTGGTACATGGTGTCGTCCCAGGAGGCAGGATGGCCGAAGCCCCAGTGCTCGCGTGCGACGCCGATGTCGAACTTGCCATGGTGGAACAGGACGCCCCTATCCCACATGCGGTGTATCTCCGCTTTGGCCTCATACTCCAGGCAGTTGTTCCCGGTCGGATGGCCCCACGCCATATAGCGAGGGCTCTTGCCAGGCTCCCAGATGGCAATGCCAACTGGCTTAGGGCTCTTGCCCGTGCCGTCCTGGATCGCTTCTGTCTCGAAGTCCAGTGTAACAATATCAGACATAGTTCCTCTATGAAGAAAAGAGCCCCTTACGGGGGCCAGTCGGCTAGGTCACGGCGACAGAGAGTAGATAGACAGCACCGCCCTAGCTGCTAGGGGTTATTGCCGACACCCCTAGCTGGTCGGGGAGGGGGCCTCCAGTTAGAACTTGTTCGAGCCACCGGAGGAACGCTCTGCCATTTCCTCCTTGGTCGGGTACACCGGGTAGGGCGCTTGTTCCATTGCCCAGTTGCGGTTAGCGAGGGTCTCCAGGATGGCCTCGTCCTTGATCTGCTCCAGGGGCTTCCAGTACACTTGGAACAGGGTGCGATCGTGGGGCTTCACGCTGAGCTCGACCACGAACTGGAACGGGGCCATCCCTGCCGACGCCGCGTCATTGATAAACTTCTGGAAGTTCTTCACTGACGTAGCGGGTAGGTCGCATTGGAGGAAGTCAGTGCGAGTAGCCTTGTCGATGTTCTGGGCAACGTCCGCCGGCAGGAGCCAGATGCGCCGCGAGTTCGTACAGGCCTTGCCCTTGGAGCCGCCACCGGCTGAGCCCCATTCGTTCTTCTCGCAGTTGGAGCAGTAGTCCGACATCTGCTCTTCGGCCTGATCGTGGGGCTGGAGGGATTCCTCATCGCGGGCGAAGGCGTAGCAGCGTGGGGGTACGATCTTCGCTGAGTTGTACTCCGAGTCGAACCACTTGTTATGGAACAAGTAGTCGACAACCACGCAGTCGATCTTGTCGTCGCGCATGAGCGAGTCACCGATGGAGAGGCGACCACCCTTGAAAGAGATGAAGCCCCCAGAGGGCTTCTCCGATTCAGCGACCTTCACGGCCACCGCCTTAATGCGGTCCTTCCAGGAGCCGGGCATCGCCACGGCTGTCGAACGGGGAATAGCCACGGCTGTGCCGGGCTCAACGGGTGCGGGGGTTTTCTTGTCGGCCATGGTCTATCCTTAGACGTTGAATTTCAGGGAATGCTTGCGGACCTTCTCGATGCCAACGATGACTTCGCCCTCGTCCCATCGAGCCTTTACTGCCGAGGCGGTCAGCCTCTTCTGGAACAAGTCGGTCGCCTTGTTCGCAATGATGTAGTCTAGGACAGCTGGCCAGCCGCCTACAGTGACCATCGGCTCGTCCGTTACGATGAGGCGTACCTCGTCATCGCCTTCGCGTCTCACGGTTTGCTTCAGGTGGTCCATCTCATTGATCAGTTGACCAGTGAGGGTCTTTTCCTCTTGCTCTAGCAGGTCTGCCTCGCGTTGGAGGGAGAGGCGGCGCTTACGCACCGAGAGGATGTTCGCCAGGGATATGTCGGATAATGTAGTCATGTAGGATATGCTTTCTAGAGGCCCCCGATCGGATGACCGGGGAGCCTCTATTATACCGCGAATCAGCGCTGCGAACGCTTCGATTTCTTGCCACTCATCGTTTCGGCAGGAGCCTCCTGCAGCGTTTCGGCGGGCGCGGAGTAGCTACCCCCTTCGCCCGCGTCGTTCGCGTCTGCAGGGGGCGGTTCCGCCCCTGCATCCGCTGTTTGCGCCTCGGGGTTAGCGGCGGCTTTCGCCGCCTTAGCCTTCGCAGCGGCCTCCGACTGCGCCCGGCGGTCCAGCTTCAGGGGCTGGAACTTGTAGCCCTCTGGATAGGTGAACTCGTACATCGTGTCGGCCTGGTGATGGCCAGGGACGTAGAAGCTGGCGCCGTTGTAGATGAAGTAGGTGTAGCGGATTTCGCCAAAGGTCGTTTGGGCAGCTTCGCATTCCTCGCCGTTCACCGTCAGCGTGTACCGCGCTGCCTTCAGGGGCATGGGGTACTTGATTGCCTTGTGCGCGTCGGTAGCGCCGACAGGGCGGAAGAGCAGCTGGGCGGGGCCAGGGCGCTTCGGCTTATCCGTGTCCGTTGGCTTGTCCGTGGGCGGATAGTCCCCCACCTCGTTCAGGATGAGCGTAGCGGTGGCGGGGGGCAGGCTTGAGCCTTCAGTATTTTCCATGATAACTCCAGTTAAAGGTTGGGAAACGCCCTAGTGAGGGCGTGGTTCCTATTATACGCCTGGGCAGGCAAATTAGGTTTGGTCCACAGCGGGTTTCGTCTGTGGAATCGTAACGAACAGTACGAGCCCGATCATTACGAACAGGTACGTACAGGCGATGGAGGAAAGCAGTTCAAGTGTCATACTTTTCGCAGAGATAGACGTAGAGGGCAATGACGAGGCAGGATATGCCCCCATAGAGGGCTCCAGGCCCCCCGCCTATCATGGCCCCCAAGACGGTACCAAAGATGACGAGGGCCATGGTTAGATTGCCTTCTTGCCCGAACGGAGGGGGAACGTTGCGTTGATCCAACCTTCGAGCAGGTCGATACGCTCCGTCAGTTGCGAGATACGCAGGTCTTGGGCCAAGACGGTCGCCGCCAGGGTGGAGACGTCAGCCTCTACAGGCTTCGTTCGGTTGTTCTCCATGCCCATGGCGTCCCGGCGATTCTTGACGTTATGGCCCTTGATCTCGACGCCGGGGCGCAGCTTGATCTTGGTCGTCGCGTAGGCAGCGAATTCAGTATCATTCATGCCGCTGGCGCGGTACTCGGCTTCCATGAGCTTCATGAGGGCGAAGTTCTCATTCATGCCGATGTCCATACGGATACCTTGTCCCTTATGGGACTTCTTTTCAACGATGGCGAGTTCGGGTTGGTTCATTTTCTGTCTCCTGGGGTTATTCATTGACGGGATCGACGCATTCGAGGGAGTAGATGGGACGCGCTTCCTTGTCCGGCTCGGTGTATCCGGTAACGACCCGCTTACAGGTTTCGCTATCGGTCTTGAAGTTCGCAGTGATGGTCACCGTCAGCCGACCATAGAAGTCGGGCTCTTGGGACCAGAAGGTGAAGCGGTAGTTGCGAGCGTAGCTAGCTGCGTCGTCTTCAGTCGTGGACTCGGCGGGCTCGTGATGGAGCATCGAGTTCAGGAGAGCAGCGAGGCCCTCGTCCTTGAGACCCGACAGCTCCTTAAGAGTCAGGTAGACAGAGTTGTAGGTCCCGTCGAAGTAATGGGACACCCCGGCCTTATGCTTCTCGGCCAGGTAATCGAGGGAGTCCAGGATTTTCCTCATCGGGGGCGAAGACATCCAACGCTTGCCTTCGCGCAGTTTGCGGGCCTTGTAGTCCGCGGTTTCAATCATCTCTTGTACTAGCTTCTTGCGCATGGGTTCTACTTTCCTTGCTACTCTAGGGGCCGCCTAGTCGGTAGCTCTATTATAGGCGGGCCACTTACTGTTTAAGTGCCTATCTTCTGTACAGAAACGAGGCAAACCCTGTCCCCCTAGAGCGCCTATAATAGGAGGTTCCCCCCCTAGATAGACAGGAATAGGCCATGCCTAGCTTTCCAACCAATATAAACCCATTGTCTACATTATTGGAGCGGCGCCATCTCACAGCCGCAGAGGGAGCCCTAATGGGGCTGGTTATTACCAACGTCAAGGACTCATCGGGGGACTTGGGGTATGTACCAGGAGGGCAGATAAAACATCTAGAAAAGCTGCCGTACCATGACCTGGATGGGGCACCGATCATAGACCCCAAGCTGAATATCCCATTCGTTCGATACCGCATCGAACGCCCTGAGGGGTACATTCCCCCAGTTAGCAGAGACCTAGGCTCAGATGGCAAGCCCGTCAAGCCAGCCAAGTATCTCTCCCCCAAGGCCTCAAGTCTGTTCGTGTACGTTCCCCGAGTCGATGGGTTCAATTGGACTAACATCGCGGCGAACGTCACTGTTCCAGTGCTTATTACAGAGGGGGAATTCAAGTCATACTCCGTATGTAAGACAGGAAATCCCTGCCTCGGCCTCATGGGCGTCCAGTGCTTCGGGAAAACCCCAGACCCCTTCCCTGCCCCGTTTGACCAATTTGAGCATCTCAAGCGTGAGTATTACATTGTTTTCGATGCCGATAAGGAGTCTGACTACGAGAACACGCTCAAGAAAGAGGTTGCCCAAGCTGCGCTTCGGCTCGGGACCAAGCTGACCCTGGCCGGTGGGGAAGTCTTCCTGCTCCATATAGCCCGCACTGAGACGTTCCGTAAGGGCAGGGAGAAGGACCCTGACGCCAAGATGGGCATCGATGACTTCCTCGATGCCGGGGGCACGATGGAAGAGATCATGTCCACCGCTACGGCCGCAGTGTCGTGCCAGGACATGGCCGAGCTTCGGGCCAAGTATGCGTACTATACCGGCCAGGGGCCGCATATAATCAACGTTCTCAACGGTGCTATTTACAAGGCCGGGGTCTTCATTAATGAGCTGGAGGCCCCCCGAATTAGACTGGTCCCGACCAAGAATGGCTTCAAGGGCGTCAGCGTGGCTAGAGAGTTCTTTGAGGCAAGGGATCGGCCCGAGGTCGATCGCAAGGTGTTTTGGCCTGGCGAGCCCTCCGGGTATGATCCAGAGAACCGAACGTACAACGAATGGACTGGCTTCGCCGTCGCCCCATGGGCGGGGGACGACAAGGACGAGTACAATGAGATGGTTGCCATATGGCAGAAGTTCATCGGCGGGCTGTTCCCCGGCTACGTTGACTACTTCCAGAAGTGGCTTGCTCATATGGTTCAATGCCCAGGGGAGAAGACTAACATTGCGGTAATCCTCGCCTCTGTACACAACGGGGTCGGTAAGTCCCTGCTAGGGGAGGTCATCCGGGGCATCGTGGGGTCGGCGCACTCGGTGGCTCTGGAGCTGGATCGCTCGATGGCTAAGTTCAATATGCAGCTAGGGAAAAAGCTGGTCGTACAGATGGACGAAGCAGATGGCCGATTCTCAGGACACGAGAGTAAACTCAAGGATTTAGTCAGCGCCGACACGATGATCATCGAGCCCAAGGGCTTCGATGCGTATCCAGTGGACAACTTCCTCCGTATTTTCCTGACCTCGAACAGCTCGGCCCCGATCCGGCTAGATGCGGAGAACAGGCGATTCTTCGTATGCGGGCCAACGATGACGTCGGTGTACGCGAAGACAGAGTGGCAACCTTGGGTCGATACAGTCGCTAAGCGCATGAAATCGAGCCGGGGCCTGGCGATGATCCACTGGCATTTGAGCAAGGTTGATCTCACGGGCTGGAATCCCATTGCTCGAGTTATTGTAACTCCGCAGATGGAGGACATGGTAGAGGCGTCCCGTAGCAAGGCGACGACCGTAATCGATGGCCTCTGGGAGGTATTCCAGGGGGACGAAGACGGTGTTTGGCTCATTACCAGCGAGACTCGGGGCAAGGACAATAAGCTCTTTGCTGATCTCATCGAGAAGGTTCGCATTGAGGGCGGCTCCACTCTGGGCTATGACGGCTTCTACAAGAGCGTCCGCTTCAAGGGTACGATCCTGGACCGGGAGGGGAAGCTGCCCCGAAAGCTCAACACCCAACAAAAGTGGGTGTTAGAGGCCGGGAGCAAGTTTACCAGCGAGGCGGCATGGAAGGCGGGGGTCAAGGCGACAGTAGCCTACACCGCCTGGAAGGACAACGCCCTTCCAGGATCAGTGAAGTACTAGCTACCAGGCGCGGGGGTTTAGCCCGGCCCAATCGACCAGGAAGTCGATGGCCGACTGCTTATCGGCAGCGTCGCAAAGATGGTTCATGTCGACGAATCCGTTGTATTCGTCGCTGTCGTTCTTCTTGTAGATACGCAGCTCAACCGGCTTCCGGTCGGAGCTGTAAACGTATCGCTCCCAGCCGCGCCCGACCGGCAGGCCCTCGTCGTCGCTGAAGAGGACTTCGCCCCAGGTAGCAGGGTCCTTAGCGCCGGTGTCGTCGGTGATCTCAGCGGGGTACTTGCGGCCGAGGGGGTCTCTGTCTTGGGTCATGATTAGGTCTTTCTGATTTAGAGCTTGACGCTGGGGGAGAACGGGGCCGAGTCGGGGAGGGCAGACCAGCCAATTACCGGGTCTTCTATCATGATCTCGTTCGTTGACTCCATCCAACCAACGCCCTCTATCCAGGTCGCAACGATAGGGAACGCTGTCTTGTGCTCCTTGGACCAATACCAGGCCAGGACGGGGGTAGAGTTCAGCGGGTAGGTCGGGGAATATTGCTTTTTCATTGAACGCTTTCATTGAGGGTGTTACGGTAATCGGACAGGGCGGCTTCCAGCTGCTCCATCGCGTCCGCAAGGCGACCGATGGCTTGGGGTCCAGCGTAGGCCGTTTCGGGGGACAGGGCCTTCTCCTGCCGGTTGAGAATGGAGGTCACCGCCTCCAGCACGGCAGCGAGTCCGTTTACGTCCATGTGTTCAGCCATTTTCTACTCTCTCGTTAGGGGTGGGGAAGCCTCTATTATACGCCGAAAGGCCCTGTTTCGGGGTGAGTCTAATGTTTGTGCCGGTGACTAACTACTGAGTTGTTATCCTACGGTAGTGCTGGGTAGGATAGACGGTAGGATAGTGTAAGTCTTTGATTATAAAGGGGTTTTTGTTGTTTATCCTACTATCCTACTGTCCCTACTGTAAGTTTTATATACCCGACTCGTGGCAGAATTTCTCCGCCGGAAGCGATTTTTGGCACCGTAGGGACAGTAGGTAGTAGGATAAGACCTGGCCCCAAACAACACACCACAACGAGTGTACAAAAACATCTGCAGCCCCCCACAATTTGGGATAAATCGGTGTTACAGCATCGCTGGCACACTGCTTTGCCATGCTCCTGTGCCCGATGCCTGTCGCAGCCGCAGCACAGGCCCATAGCCTCAGGCTATCGCAGCAGCGCAGCCATAGGCACAGGCTATCAGCATGCGTGCTGTGCGAGCTTGTGTGGATAAAATCCGGCATATCCCCCTATTATAACCTGTTTTCGCTGTTCCGTCTAATTGTATTTCGCTATCGCAGCGTTGCTGCCGATAGCTGCGGGCTATGCTGCGCTGCCCCCGCCCGCCGCCTCCCCCGCCCTCCCACCCCTATTCTACCCGATTTTCGGGTGAAAGTCTAATAGATTTCAGCTATAGGACCGATAGAAAATTTCTATGCTCGAAACGCCGGAATCACCCGAAAACCCCTATAATAGAGCCTAGGGGAAGCCGATAGGGGCCGTACCCTAGGGGCCTTTTCCCCGAACCCGCCTAGGGGGTTTTCCCTAGTTTAGAGAGTAAAAAATGCGTAAAGTTTTCGTTAACGGTAACCTTTCCCTCGTCCGCGTCCTTTCCCCCTTCGCGTATAAGGACCCGATTAAGACGCTCGATAAGTCGAACGAGGCCCGCGTTACCCTCGACGGCGTAAGGGTCTTTCGCTCGGCCGTTACCTCGGGCCGCGACGTTAAAAACGTAAACGGCGGACTAAAGTTTCATCTTTACTTCTATAGTTCTAAGGACGCCGCCGAGGCCCGCGATACGTCGCGCCGCGAGTTCTTTCCTATTACGTCGGAGGAGTTTCGGGCGTATAAGGACGACCCGGCTTATACTATCGAGTTAGTTTCGGCGACGGGCCTCGAAAAGGCGGAAACGGAAGTACTACCCGACGGCGTAAACGAGGCCGTTCGTTCCGAGGAGGCGATTTTCGTTACCGTTTCGGAAACGGAAGTACTACCGGACGACGAGCCCGCGAACGAAGGTACTACCCGTAAGTCGCGTAGGAAATAAAAGTACTACTACTCCCTAGGGAGTAGTACCTAAGTACCCGATAGGTAATCCCTATCGGGTATTTTTTTCGATAGGTGATAGCGAAAAGCTATCGCCGATTTTTCTTCATAGGAAAAATTAATCGGCGGGGCGGGGTAGGGGGGATATGGGGGGTGGAGCGGCATACGCGTGCGGACATGAAATCGACACATGAAGGAATTCATGCAACCATGCACAGAAAATTTCCATGCAACTGTGCCTTTACCTCCAGCGGAATCGCGCCTATAATAGGGTCATGGATGAGCCCAAACGCGACCCCGCACTCTCACATCTCTTGGACCAGATTGAGAATGGCCCCCCTATGTTACTTCAGGGACTCAATTTGGAGATGTCCCCTGAACTGACCCGGCTATTGGAGCGCGGGCTGATTGGGGATTCCCTCCCACCGGTGCTCAAGGACTCAAAGGCAGCTAAAGCCTTCCAGCAGGCCTTTGATATGATAGGTGGAGTACCAAGATTGGCCCTCTGGGCTGACCAAAACCCGACCAAGTTCTACACCCTCTATAGCAAATTGGTCCCGGCCACTGCGGAAGTCAACACAAAGACCGATATTAAGGTCACAATCAGTTGGGCCTCCCCCGAGCGCCTGTCCTACGCACACGGTCCCATCGAGGACGTGGTCCCCAATCCTGAATCGGACGCTCCAAGTGCTTGAGTATGTCCCTCGCCAGCAATTCCTCGGCTTTCACAACCGGAGGCACCGCTGGGCTGTCCTGAATACGCATCGGCGAGCAGGCAAAACTGTGGCTCTGACCAATGATTTGATCGTTGGGGCCCTCCAGAACCAACTCCGTAAGCCCCAACTAGCCTATATTGGCCCCACATTCACCCAGGCGAAGCGTATTGCGTGGCAATACCTCAAGGATTATGCTGAACCGTACCTGGCCAAACCCCCCTCCGAGTCAGAACTCAAGATCACACTCCACGGTGAGCGGACGTTATATTGTCTCGGTGCCGACAATCCTGATTCACTCCGCGGAATGTACCTTGATGGCGCGGTCATGGACGAGTACGCACTTTTTAGACCCTCTGTTTTCTCAACTATTATCCGGCCAGCCCTATCAGACAGGAACGGATGGGGAGTCTTCGCCTCTACACCAAGAGGCAAGAACCTGTTTTATAGCGAGTACAAGAAAGCAATCAAAAACCCCAAGGAATACTTCCAACTGACGCTGAAGGCGTCCATTTCGGGCCTGATTCACCCCCTTGAGCTGGAGGCCCTCCGCAAGGACATGGACCCGGAGGAATATGCGCAGGAGTACGAGTGTTCGTTTGATGCTGCTCTGAAAGGAGCCATCTATGCAGAAGAAATCAATCAAGTCTTTGCCGAGCAGCGGGTCAGACCTTCCCTATATGATCCCAATCTCTCAACTCATGTGGTATTTGACCTGGGCTTCACAGATGCGACCGTCGCCATATATTGGCAAGAAGCACCAGACGGCACAATCCGAGTCGTCAACGTCGAAGTCACCAACGGAAAAGACATCTTCCACCACATCGACCGCATTATACAGTTCAAAGGTCAAGCTGACCTAGGTTCGGTCTGGCTCCCCCACGATGCCAAGGCCAAGAACCTCCAAACGGGCAAGTCCATAATTGAGCAGTTCCTTGACAACGACATTCGGCCCCAGATCGTCCCCAATCACAAGGTTCGGGATCGGATTGCCGCCACACGCAACATCTTCCCCCGTGTCCACTTTGACGAGGAAATCAGTGAGGACCTCCTGGAGGCCCTCAAGGGCTACCGCCGCGAGTGGGACGACAATCTGCTCATGTTCAAGGACATCCCGATGCACGACTGGTGCTCGGACTACGCAGACGCCTTCGGGTACATGGGTGTAGTTGCCGCCCCGAAATTCGGCAACTTGGGGACTGCTGATATGTCCCCCGACGCGATCAGGGTACAGCAAGATCGCGCCAAGAAGCACAACGCGCCTGGCCAGTACACTATGGCCAACCTCTTTCAGGACTATGAGGACCGTCAGAAGGGTCTTCGCAGGAGAATCACATAATGGCCGATAATTCTGCTACCATAGAGTCCCTGAAGGACAAGAAGCTCACACCTTATGAGAGGTGGGAGGAAGAAATCAAGCAGGCCGAGCTTGAACTCAAGGAATTTCACAACCGTGGCAGAAAGGTTAACCGCAGGTTCCTGGATGAGCGTGATATGCTCGACTCGAACAACAAGTGGTTCAATATCTACTATGCGAACACAAATATCATGGAGTCTGCGCTTTACGCGCAACTCCCGAAGCCTGCGGTCACACGGCGTTTCAAGGATTACGAAGATGACACGGCTCGGGTTGCGGGGCTCATCATCGAGCGTTCCATCACACAAGACCTTGACGACCCTCGCGACACCTTTGACTCTACCATGCGATGTGCTGTCCAGGACAGGCTTATCCCTGGTCTCGCTGCCGCTTGGCTTCGACTGGAGACTGACACTGCTGAAATACCCTATGATGGTGAGGGGGAAGCACCCAAAGACTACGAGCCGATGAAGAAGATCACGGACCAACGGGTCTGTGTCGACTACGTGTACTGGCAGGACTTCCTTTGGTCCCCATGCCGGGTCTGGGAAGAGCGCCGCTGGGTGGGCAAGAAGGTCTACATGGATCGCGATGCCCTGATCAAACGCTTCGGTGAGAAGGTGGGCAAGGTCGTCCCCCTGGACTTCAAAGTGGATGCCCTACCCTCCCATGGCTCGACCCCGGGCACCACCCCGAAGCATGAGGCCATCAAGAAGGCCTGCATCTACGAGATATGGGACAGGAACAAGAAGGAAGTAGTGTGGCTCTCCAAAGGCTACAAGCATATCCTGGACACCAAGCCAGACCCGCTGAAGCTGGTCGGCTTTGAGCCCTGCCCCCGGCCCATGCTGGCTAACATCACAACGTCCAATACTGTCCCCCGCCCTGACTACTACATGATCCAGGATCAGTACTCGGAGCTGGATACGGTCAATAACCGGGTGTCGATGCTGATCCAGGCCTGTAAGGTGGTGGGGGTCTATGACCAGTCCGCTACCGGCATCTCACGGATGCTGACGGAGGGCTTCGACAACCAGCTCATCCCGGTGGATAACTGGGCGATGTTTGCCGAGAAGGGGGGCATCAAGGGTAACATAGACTGGCTCCCCCTCGACGTAGTGGTGGACGCCCTTACGCAACTGATCGCCAATCGCGATCTAATCAAGGCGCAGATTTATGAGCTCACAGGGATCAGCGACATTGTACGAGGCGCTACCAAGGCCTCAGAAACACTCGGGGCGCAGGAAATCAAGTCCAAGTTCGCCTCTATCTCAATCAAAAAGCGTCAAGATGAGGTCGCCCGCTTCGCAGCAGACCTCCTTCGCATCAAAGCCGAAATCCAGGTCAAGCATTTTGACCCGGAGATTCTGGTTGAAAAGAGCAACATAGTCGCCACCGGGGCCGCCAACTTTAAGTACATCGAACCGGCCATGAAGATGCTCCAGAAGGATGAGGGCTTCGAGTGGCGCATCCAGATCACGGCTGACTCTATCGCCCAGGCAGACTACGCCATGGAGAAGGCTGACCGGCTGGAGTTTCTGACTGCTGTGAGTGCCTACCTAGAGAAGGCGGCCATGATGTTCCAATCCGTCCCAGGATCAGCGGAACTGCTCGTGGGAATGCTGAAGTGGGCTGTCTCGGGCTTCCGCAATGCCTCTACCATCGAGGGTATGCTCGACAAGGAACTGGATCACCTGTCCAAGACCCCGCCGCCGCCCCCGCCGCCTGACCCGAACGCTCAAAAGATGGAGCTGGAGAAGGCCAAGATGGAGGGCAAGATGGAGCTGGACAAGAACAAGGCTCAAATCGACATCCAGAAGGGTCAGCAGGACCTGGAGCTCAAGAAGCAACTGGGCGAAATGGAAATGCGCCTCAAGGAAATGGAGCTCAAGTTCAAGGAGCAGGAGCTTGGCCTGAAGGCCCAAGAGCACGAGATGAATATGCAATTCGCCGTGGCCGAGTCCGAGCGCAAGATGCAGACTGATGCCCAAGAGGCCCAGATGAATCTGGCCGCGAAGCACGAAGAGCACTCCATGGACCTGGAGCAATCGCGGGAAGACCACGCTATGCAACATGAGCAGGCCGAGCAGGACCATGAGATGCAGAGCAAGCAGGCCGCTGAGAGCCATAAGATGACGATGCAGCAGACGAAGGAAGCTGGCGCCATCAAGACCCAACAGATGAAGAAGGAAGCGGCTGCTAAGCCCAAGCCCAATGGAGCCAAGAAATGAGCAGAGAAACATGGGTGTACCCCGATGATGGACCCCCGTACCGTAAAGGTGAGCGGCCTGACCGAGGCAGAACTGGACTTGTTATACTCCCAGACCTACCTGACTTTCAGTCCCCCATTGACGGTAAAATGTACTCTGGACGAGCAGGGTTACGCGAGCATTGCGCTAGGCACAACGTTGTCCCTACCGCAGACCTCAAGGGATTACCCCCTATGCCTGCCGCTGGAGACCTACGCTCAACTGAGCAGAAGCGAGCCGATGCGGATCACCGTAAGCGGCATATCATCAACCAAGTCAGCAAATACGACAGGTGACCCATGGGCGACGAAAATGAAGTTGTAGACCGGCGCACGGCTATTGAAGCCGCGTTCGTACACCAAGAGGCGGCGGAAGCTGCTGAAACCCCGGAGGCCGCTGCACCGGCTCCGCCAACGGAGTCCGTAGAGTCCCCCGCGCCCGAGGCGAAAGCCGCTGAGCAGCAAGAGGAAGCCCCTGCGCAGAAGCCCGCAAAGGAAGCTACCGCCGCGCCGCTTCCCGAGCAGCCTTCCTTTCCTGTGGACAAGGCTCCCCAGTCGTGGCGTGCGCCTGCCCGGGCCAAATGGGATAAGATGGACCCGGAGGTACGGCAGGAGGTGATGAAGCGGGAACGCGAAACCACCAAGGTCCTAGGGGAGACAGCCCAGGTCCGGCAGTTCGCTAATCAGTTCCAGCAGATCACTGCCCCCTACCAGGCGCGGATCGCCAGCCTGGGGCTAGACACCCTCGGTGCTGTCCACGAGCTTCTGAAGGGTGACTACCTCCTGGCTACGTCACCCAAGACGCAGAAGGCTCAGCTGATGGCGAAGCTCATCACTGACTACGGCGTGGACATCATGGAGCTAGACTCGGCGCTGGCCGGGAAAGGCCCTGCTGACCCGGTGGACTCGCAGGTAGAGAAGCTGCTCCAGGAACGTCTGGCCCCCTTCCAGCAGTACATCGCGAATCAGCAGCGGCAAGCCCAGGAGTATGAGCAACACTCCCAGAAAGAGGTTAACCAGACCATCGAATCGATGGAGGACAATCCCAAATACCCCCATTTCGCTACTGTCCGGCTCGACATGGCAGACGCTATCGACCTGGCAGCGAAAAGAGGGCTTTACTTAACGCTTGATCAGGCCTATAATAGGGCTATTGCGATGAACCCAGAGGTAAGCGGCCAGGTAGCCGCCCAACAGCAAGCAGATGCCCGGAAGACCGCAGCCCAGCAAGCCAATGCTAAGGCTCAGCGAGCACTCGGAGCATCAGTTTCTGTAGGGGGCGCACCTAGTGGAGTACCGAGTGGGGCCTCAGGAGCAACTGATCGTAGGGCAACAATCGAGGCAGCGTTCGAGCAACTCTCAGGAAGATAGATGTTAACCAATTTCATCCGTCGCATCCTCGGAGCAGTTCATTTCCCGCTGAAACCGACGCCGTTGACCGACATCGAACCTCAGGTCTATCAACCACCCGTGCCGCCTCCCCCGGCGCCACCTTCCTCATAGGAGCCAATCATGGCATTCCCCAATAATGCGATTACCGACATCATCGCTACGACCATTCAGAGCCGCACCGGCCAGATCGCGGACAACGTGACGTCCAACAACGCCCTGCTGACCAAGCTGAAGAAGCGCGGCAACATCAAGACGTTCTCGGGCGGCAACGTCATCATGCAAGAGCTGAGCTTCGCGTCCAACGGCAACGCCGGCTGGTACTCGGGCTATGAGACCCTGCCCATCGCGGCGCAGGACGTTCTGAGTGCAGCTCAGTTCGACATCAAGCAGGCTGCTTGCCCAGTGACGATCAGCGGACTGGAGCAACTCCAGAACGCGGGCAAGGAGCAGATCATTGACCTTCTGGACGCTCGGATGGAAGTTGCCGAGTCGTCCATGGCCAATCTGCTGTCGTCTGGACTGTACTCAGATGGTACTGCTGCCGGCGGCAAGCAGGTCGATGGCCTGAAGAAGCTGGTGGCCGCGGTCCCCACGAACATCGTTGGCGGCATCGACCGCGCCACGTGGCTGTTCTGGAAGAATCAAGTCGTGAGCGCTGCTGGCGCCACGGCTGCGACCATCCAGGGCAAGTTCAATGAGATGTGGGCCAAGCTGGTTCGCGGCTCGGATCGCCCCGACCTGATCCTGGTGGACAACCTCACCTGGTCTCTCTACATGGCCTCCCTCCAGGCCATCCAGCGCTTCTCCGACACCGAGACAGCCAAGCTGGGCTTCGTCAGCGTCAAGTACATGGACGCGGATGTGGTCCTCGACGGCGGCATGCAGATCAACTGGTCCTCCACCGGCGCTGCCGGCACGACCCCGGAATCTGTCCCAATCGGTGCCGGCAATGCGTACTTCCTCAACACGAAGTACATCCACTATCGTCCGCACTCCAGCCGGAACATGGTGCCTCTGTCCCCAGGTCAGCGCTACAGCGTGAACCAGGACGCGGCTGTCCAAATCCTGGCGTGGGCGGGCAACATGACGGCTTCTGGCCTCCAGTTCCAAGGCCGGATGACCTCCACCTAAGGAACCGACATGGACCAAGCAGTCGTCACCAAACTGCTTCAGGACGCGAAGGCTCTGTACGATCTGGGGAAGTTCTCCACCCTATATCAAGCAGAGTTCTTCTCGGCCATGGAAGAGCAGTTTCCACTACCGGCGCCATCGCCGCCGCCCGCGCCTGCGCCATCCCCTGAATCGGACAACCTGTTCGAGGAAAGCGATGGCGTGGAATCAACCGCTACGGTGACTCCGGCCACCAGAAGGGGTAAGTAATGAGCACCAATAACAGCGCAGCTGCTATCGGCTTCGACCAGGCAGTTACTCCCAAGCGGACGCCTTCAATCGGGCAATACGTTCAGGACCTGGGCGCCACTCCTGCGGGGACGGCTGATCCGGGGCCCACTGCTGACGGACCATACTTCGGCATCGTGGGCAACACGTCCTGGAACTACAATTGGCTAGGCGAAACTGTCGGCTTCACGGCACCATCCAATACCAATCTCACGAACA